CACGCTGCGGAATGCTGTCGAGGCTGATTACTTCATCGAGGCGGGCCATGTCTGTCTCCTGTTGTTAGCGGTCTGACTTGTCGACGACTTGGAAGGACGGTCGTCCGGGTTTCGTGGTGATGGCACCTTCCAGTGCCTTTCGAATGCGCTCGTCGGCGTTGTTCCACGCGCGCATGTTGACCTCTGGCTTCCAGCGGAAGAGCGTGGAGAGATGGCCTTCGACGCCATGCTCGGCGGCCAGCTCTTGCACCTTCTCGGCATCGACCTTGCGATCCAGCCGGCCCACGATCTTGACCGACACCGCTCCTGCCATGTGCGACGTCGTCTCATCGAGGTCTGCCGGCACCTTGAAATGGGCGACCAGCTGGTCTTCGATGGCGCGTCGCGCGGCTTGATGGCGCGTCTCTTCCTGCTTGTGGTGCTGCCACTGGATAATGAACGCCTCAGGGTCAATCACGCTTGCCTCCGATTTTTTGGAAGATGGCGGCAAGGTTCGGCGTCTCCCACGCGTCCAGCCGGCCGGACCGGTCCTTCGCCACCCACTGACCATCTGTCATCGTCAGCAGCGCACGCTGGATCTTCCCCTCGGTGTCGGGGTGCGCTTGCAGTGCAAACACTTCATCGAAGAAGTACGGCAGCGACTGGCCAGTCTTGGTGCCCGGCATCGACGGACCCCACAGCAAGCGTCCCTGCTCGTCCTGCGTCTTCTCCAACTTGGCAGTCATGATGACGTTCTTGCCGGGCAGGTCGCGGAACATGCGGATGAGCTGCTGCATCTGGTCAGCCATCGAGCCGTAGGCCTGTCTCGGGTCCTTCGTCTTGGCGCGCTCCTCTGACAGTACGACTTCGGCCACTTCAGACAGCGAGTCCAAACAGACCGTCTGGTAGAACTTCGCCTCGGCCGAGGTCGTCAGCCATTCGTACGCCTCGCCCATCTGGGCCATCGATGTGACCTCGATGTAGGGCACGTCTTGGCTGACAAGGCTCAGAAGGCCTGCTTCGGCGGAGAGAATGATCGGTGCCGGCGCCGTCGCCAACGCCGTCGTTTTGCCTGCGCCAGCTTGTCCGTAGACAAGCACCTTGACGCCATCGGCAGCCACGCTGCCGGTTCTTTTCACTGCGATTGCCATCGTTGCCCCTTGGCGCTTCCGGAACATCCGCTCGCGCCGCTGTTGACCATAGTAGTGTCCGCGCATACGCTGTCAAGCGTGCGCGCAACTTTTTTTTACGGGAGGCCTCAATGCTCGATATGACCGACATTCGAGAGCGGATGCGGGACCGGAAGATCTCGACGGTGGCAGCCGCAATCGGGATTCACAAGGTCACGCTGTACCGCCTGCTCAACCACGATTCGTCGCCTTCGTACGAGACGGTCAAGGCACTGTCGGACTACCTGCTGGGCGAAGGCAAATGGAAGAAGAAGGACGGTGAGGGATGAACGCAGTTTTGAAAGCCGCGCTGGCCTACGCCCGCCGCGGCTGGAAGGTCCTGCCCGTTGTCGAGGGCGGCAAGGTGCCGGCGACACTGCACGGGGTCAAGGACGCGACGTCTGATGAGAGCCGCATTCGTGCGTGGTTTGACTCAGAGCGCGGCGCCCGTCTGAACATCGGCGTCGCCTGTGGACGCGAGAGCGGCATTGTCGTGTTCGACATCGATCCCCGCAACGGCGGGGAGGTCAGCTGGGACTTCTGGGAGCAGTACCACGGCGCGGTGCCTGCTGGCCCGATGGCTTACACGGCCGGCGGCGGCGCTCACTATGTGGCGGCATGGGCTCCCGGCGTTCGATCCAGCAAGGTTGCCGATGGGATCGACCTGCTCAGCGACGGCCGGTACTTCGTGGCCTACCCGTCCCGCATCGAGGGGCGGGCATATGTATGGGAAGACAGCAGTCGTCCCATCCAGATTGACGATGGCGACAGCGTCATCGAGCCGTTTTCGATGCCGCCGGCATGGCTGGCCAGCGTCACGGCCACCAAGAAGGAGGCGACCGGCGTCGTGCCGGATGGGCTCATCCAGGGCAACCGCAACGCCGGGCTGACGGCCATGGCCGGTGCCATGCGGCGTTACGGGCTCAACGAGGCCGAGATTCTGGCGGCCCTGACTGTGGCCAACGAGGCCCGATGCGAGGTTCCGCTGCCGGCCAGCGAAGTCCGCTCCATCGCGCACAGCATCAGCCGCTACGAGCCAGACAGCGATGTGGCTGCCAACGCGGCGCTGGGCGACGAGGCCGTGGAGGAGCTTCTGGCAGCCAGCCAGGCCGCTCGCCATGACTACTATCTGACGCGGGCCACGGCCTTCCTGAAGCAGCCGAGCCCCATCGATTGGGCCGTCCGCGGCTGGGTCCCGCTGTCAGGCACCACGATGGTCTACGGTGAGTCTGCCGCCGGCAAGACCTTCCTGACGCTCGATGTCGCCTGCTCCATCGCCAGCGATGACGTGAACTGGTGCGGGCTGGAAACCCGCCATGGCGTCGCCGTCTATCTGGCTGGCGAGGGCAACTATGGCCTGCGGCAACGCATCGCAGCATGGGCGACCAAGCACAGCGTCACAAACCTCGATCGCCTGCTGGTCAGCAACCGGGCTCTGGATCTGGATGATCCTGACGCGGTGGGTCAGGTTCTCCGGGCCGTTCGCGACCTGACATCCGAGGCGGTAACGCTGGTCGTCATCGACACGGTCAACAACCACATGGCCGGCGATGAGAACAGCGCCAAGGACGTGCGCCAGCTCTTTGGTGCCGTCAACACCGTGGCGGTTGCACTGGGCTGCCCGGTCATCCTCAACCACCATGTCGGCAACAACGCCGAGGCTCGCAACCGCGCTCGTGGCTCGTCTGCGTTCAAGGCGAGTCTTGACTCGTCCATTCTGGTCGAGAACCGCGACGGGGTCATTACAGTCACCTGTACGAAGATGAAGGACGGCCCGGCTCCTTCTCCTCTGCACGGTCGCATCGAGCCGATCGCTCTGCCATGGCAAGAGGCCGATGGCACGCCCATCAGCGGCGCCGTCTGGTCGCAGACAGAAGCCCCGGAGGACACGCGGGACCAGGACCGCGCCGACCGCCGCGACCAGCGGGAGACAGAGCGCCTCGAACGCTGGCGCTCTTTCTACGAGCGCGCGTGGTTCAATTCCGGCGCCGAACTGCGTGACGGAGCACCCTACGTCAGCCGCTCTGCACTGCGCGATTGGATGCAGGCCAACCAGCGGACCATGCGGGCCAACACCATCGAGCAGCACCTGAAGCCGTCTGCCCGCGAAGGCAGCATGATCAGGGATCTCCTCGACACTGGCTACCTCGAACCCACCGACCATGGTTGGTTCATTGTCGATCCAGTACATGCCTCTGCACTGCTTGCCGCACGAGATGAGCGCTAGCAAATGCGTCTGACCATGCCGAATCGTATGGTCGCAGTGGGTTTATGTGCTGTATCATTGGATGGATATTCCTTTGGTAACGGCCGTAACGGTAGCTTGTGGAGCGTAGTTTTTGATTTTGAGGCAGGGCGAGTGTGACCGGTAACGAGCGTAACACCCCCCCTTTAAGGGGGGTTACGACGCGTTACGGTCACCGCAGCGGGAGCGGCGGGTACCGAGCCCTGCTTGGCTTGAGTGATGTTGGGATGGAGGTGGTGCTGTGTTACGCGATAAAATGGGCCAGGATGGACGATCGGCGGGTGAGGCAGGGGTGGTTCAGGGTCGGGGCTGGGGAGGCAGGAGACACGGTTTTAGGCGGTCGGGCAAAACGAGGCCGGTAACGGTGCGGATGCCGGATTTAGAGTATGGTTTATTGGAGAGGCTGAGGGTGGAGATGTTACGGGCCGGCAGGGGGGATTCGACCGTCAGGTTGAAAGGTGGCTGGAGCCAGGGCGAGGTGGTCCGTCTGGCCGTCCGCACTCTGGCCAGAGAGATGGCCCTTGAGGTGCCAGAAGAAGAAGAGCTGCGTCGAGCTCGGGCAAAAGAGCAGGCGGCCGCATCAGAAAGCCAGATGGCAGAAGATGACGCAGAGGATGACGCAGAAGCAGATGGACAGGAGTAGACGTATGCGCTGGCCAGTGGCAGACTGAGACCGGCGGCGCACACGACTCCTCTCCCCCGAGGTCGACGCCCCCGAACCCCGGCTGTCTTTCGCGGGACAGTGCAGGGGTTTGTCTTTTGTGGCGCAAGGAAAAAACTTTTATCTTACGCGATGGCTGCCATATCGAAGCCACTCAGGCCGGCGGCAGGAAGCGACGTTTCTGTTTGGATCTGCGCTGAAAGATGCCTTGGCAAAAGCCAGACTCCAGCGAACGCCGGCTGGCGGAAAACGTTTGGAAAAACGCAAGAGCCATTTTTCGCCGGATGATTTTCCAAAAGGGGCTAGAATTTTTGAGGGGGCCCCCGGAAAAAAGAGGGGGGTCGTTTTTAGAAACCAACCGACCGATCGGTTTGCCCTACAGGTAGGATATCGATCGACCGGTCGGTTGATTGTCTACCTATCGACCGGCCGGTTGATTGCTGGCAGGGGCGGCGGACGGACGGCGGACGGCGGACGGCGATCCGGTCAATGCATCGGGATGTCGCGCAACGGACTAGGCCACGCCGTGGCTTTGCAACGCCGTGGGGGCGGCGTTGCCATGCGATGCGCGATGCCGATGCGTTCGGATGGATCCGGAGGTCGGCGCGCCGTCAATATAGCAGGAGCGGGGATCGGCGCGGGGTGTGCGGCGCACGCAACGGATCCGGCCGTTTGGCGAAAGATTGCGCCGGGTGGCGAAAGTTTTTTCCAAGGAGATTCACGGTGTTGGCGTGTTTTTTCGGCATGCCGCACGACTAAGCTTGACACGCAGACCGTCAAGGGGTACGATGGGTCAACCCCGCCCGGCATGGTGCCGACCGAGGGGAAGGAGAGACAGACAATGACGACGACGACGACGCCCGGGAACGTGATCCCCTTCACGATTCAACCCGGCTTCCTCTTTTCCGAGATGGCAGTCCGCTCGATGCGCCTTGCTGGCTTGTCGGATGACGACGTGGCGGCGGACCTTGCTGAGCTCGAAACCGGTGCCGTCTGCCCGGCGGAACTTGTGTCCCGGCACGCGGCCCGTCGCGGTGTCCGGGCGTATGTCCGGGACCTGTGCCGCGTCGCCGGTTTCGACCTTGTGCGCGGTATCTGACCCACCACCACCACCACCACGAAAGACCAGGGAGCAACCATGACAACGACCATCATCGCCAACACCACCACCACCCCGGGGCTTGTGCGCTACAGCGCCAACGTCGATCCCGATAGCTACGCGACGGATTTTCCGACGTGGGAGCCGAT